CCCACTGTTGCTTGCGCGACTCCAGTGTTTTAAACGTCGCTAAAAACTTTTCTTTGACGTTCACACAACACCTCGCTCAGACGTTGACAACAGCGACCGTCGTCCTATCGTTCCGCGCCTTAAAGCCAACAAAGCCGTAGTATTTTCTAGCGCAATCTGCTCGCGTTGCGCTCGACTTTCTTCTTCTTGCTCTAACAACTGTTCTTGTTGCATCCTTAACTGCTGACGCTGTACTGAGTCGTCGTATTTTGGTCCGCCGCCACCCATAATTTACCTCCATTTATCACTAACCATCTGTACAATTCGTAAGGGGTAATCGCATAATTAGTTATTCCTAACGCCATTTTCACTATACTAACACACCCCGGTATAATATTTCCAATATGAAACCCCGACTTACAGTCTTTTTCGGTCGTTTCATATTCGACAACTAAATACTTTGGGCGGCTAAAATAAAAATCTAAAACCTCTTCGGCCGTTTGATTTTCGTATAGTTTAGTGTTTATATTAAACCCTGTATAATCAATTGCCACCGTGTGCGGACTGATCGTCCGTAACGCAAATACGTGTTGAATGTTATGGTCTAAAACCTTTTTTAAAATTCGCATGGTCGGGTGTTTAGTAGGACTAATCCGCCGAAACACCACATACCATTTAATTTTTTTCATTTCCATAGTATACTAAAAGATTTTAAACTTGGGAAGGACTGTAGGCTTTTGCATTTTCTCGTTTCGACCTAGCATCGTTTTATGCTCGCCACCGCCTAATAACGCATACTGCAACGCATCGTGCGGGTGGCTAAACCGGTTTTTTTCTGGCTCTAATTTATACTTTGCCTCGCCCCCAACGTTCAACCGCTTATAGTGATACCCACCGTTAAACCCTCGTCGCACCATTGGGGCTTTTTGCCGACTTACCACAATACCCGGCAGGCCATTGCTTGAGCGCAACAGTGGCGACAATACCGCTTCCCTTCGGACTTCAAACTTATTCGATGGTGCTGGACGCACAAACAACTGTTCTTTTTTAAACAGATCAAACGCAGTAACCCCTTGTTGGTCCCTAAAGCCGCCAGACGGGTCACCCCATAACTCAATATTCGCTTGCTTGTATTCCTTGGTTAGATATTTATTAAGATTTCTAGCAAAGTCTTGGAGCGGCCACGTCTCACCATCGGGCGTTAAAAACTCGTCCACTACTCGCCAGCGACCAAATGGGTCTTTCTGAGCAATAACCGCCGACGGGGTAAGCCCAAAGTCCACCCCAACAATCACCGGCAATAGCGAATCATACTTAACATCCGCACTTGAATGCGTGGCGTCCACATAATTATCTCCATATACCGGTTTGCCTTCTTGGATAAACCCATACTTCCCATGCACATACACATCAATCCACTCTTGTGGCTTACCCGCCATCATGTTGTTATAATAACTAGGCGGCAAATTCTCCACATTCTCTGCGCTTTCACTAAGCCCAGACGGTTGATCGAAAAACACCCAGCCGTCCGGGTGCTTAATCTCAGCCATATCGTACCACCAGCTAGAATCATCGGGCGGGTTAGTATCCGCTATAACGCCAAACCGTGTCGGCCATTGCCCCTCAAACCCGTCGGGCTTCTCACGGTGCGACGGATACCGACCCACCCGACCTGTAGCGGCATCTAAAATCTCTTTTAAAATATACCGAGCTTCATTAAACCAAATCATTGTAGCCTCTAACGACAATAATTTTTTAACGTCTTCGGGGCGGTCTAGTGCCAAAAAGATAACTTCCGATTCAATATCGTCAATCTTAATATGATGCGAGATCGGCGGCTTTCGGTTTACTTTCCCAAACACTTCCTCCGGGAACCAATCCAGCCAAGTCTTTAACGTCGTCGTCTCAAGCTCCGGTGCGGTATTTCTCACCACGATATGCCGAGTCCGACGAATCCCATCTCTTGACTTCGCTTGGCTCTTCATCACGACAAACAACTCAAAACACATCCCCACAGACTTCCCAGAGCCAATCGGCCCTTTCACCCCTCGGAAAAAAGCGTCCGAGTTATGAAACTTCGAAAGCGTTGGAGAAGCCTTATAATTTAATTCAAACTTCATTTCTACCCAGCGTAAAACTCATTTGGGTAAGACCACTCCTCCCATTTCTCTTTTATTGTTTCTGGCGGAAAATCTTTAGGGCTTCTTAGGAGCGTATCCCTTACGTAAAACTCTTTGAATTTAGCAAACGGGGATATTGTGCCATTGGCCTCCCTTGGGTAAATGCGATACACTGTAGCGTCCCCCACCGCACGTACGACTAAAAAGTCATCACTAGCCGATACCACTTTGTCCCGCAAATGGTCGGGTATTCGACTGTCGAATAACCACTTCTCCCGCGCAACCAGTTCAAGTATATTTTTGTCCTTCAGCCACCACTGAAATAATTTACTCTTTATTCGCATCTTCTGTTTTTTTAGCCCGTGTGCGCTTGGGCGCGGCAACCTTCGCCTGATACGCTTCCTTATCGTGCGGGTTCAAATTCTTCCACGCCATAATATTCGCCACCGGATTCGGCTCGCCACAAACATCACACTCCCTCAAAACCAAATGCGGATTAACAAAACCCTCATCCAACACGCCGCCATTCGCTTTCGCACAACCAATACAAATAACCTGAATCTTAGACATCTATAATCTCTCCTTGCTCTTTACCAACCGAACCTAAATCAATATTAATATTTATCTGCGTTTTACCTCCCGCATCTTCCACACCACCGTGGCCAGTAAACTTCATCTTATTACTCACCATACTCGCCAACGCTCCCGACACCCTCGAATCCCCCTCCTCAAACCGCTCCTTCAACGACTGCAATACCTCCTCAAACTGCCCCGCCGCAATCTTAGCATCCAACATCACAGCCTTCACATACGTCTTATGAATACTAACCACAACCTCCTCAATATGCGGTTTCTTCATCCACGTCGCCGCCACTCGCTTATCAACCCCAGCCGCTTTCGCCGCCTTGTCCGGGTCCAACGTCTTCTTATACTCCTCTAAAAAAGCAACCTGAGCCATCGTATACGCATAATGCTCCGGTATTTGTACCGGCATACTCTTATCCGCAACCAATTCCACCGGTGGATTGTCCTTATCCGCCTCCTTAAATTTCTTTTTTACACGAGCCATAACGTCCTTATCTATCTTTTTACTACTCTCTTTCATGCTTTAGCTATGGCAGCAGTAAGTGTTGTAGTTCCAAATCTTGTGAGAGTGAGAAGAGTGTCAGAGAAAAAAATGAAAAAAGTTTTTGTTCTCACCACTACCATAACCAAACCCACTGTACCATACACTTTAAACTCCGTCAAGCCTCTAGCTTCGTTAAACTCTTACTGATGCGTTTTAAACTTTACCCTTTTTCGTAAAGCTCAAAAAATTCAGAGGCGGTTTAGATAACGCTATGGCGACAAGTCATTTGGCGGGTACCCCCTCGAATATATGACCCCCCCGGGGGTGTTTGCCACATCGTACGATATTCGTTTTCGTTGTAAACTAAAGCAATTATTAACCTATGTCGCATAATATTTATTATGTAAAGTTTTGTAAAAAAGCCTGTAATGACAAGTAATGCCAGTAATTCCAGTGTCCCATGCACTCTCTATGACCAACAGCTTCCGAAGCGCAAGGGGTAGACGTCTTCCAACCACTTTAAACCACCTAAACAGCTATCAGAGCGATAATTCTGTATCATTTTGAGCATTTAACACGTTGGCATAACAAAACATACGCTAATAGTATATAATGTTGATTATATGGCTGAATATCGCTATCTCATCCGCATCAGCTACAAGAACCGCGACAGCTTCCAGACTTGGAAGCCAGCGAGGACAGCAGCCCAAGCAATGATTAAGGCCTTGGAAGCCTACAAACATCGTATCAGCCATATCACTAGCTGTTGCGTCATCGGCCAACCGATACCAGTGTGTAAGCGCCGTAGAAAACAACAACAAGCCGAACAGCTTCCAGATCGGGCAGATCGGTACAAAGCTAAAGAGCGTCCGAAGCCGCCAAGTGTATTCGACATTTAGCCAAAAATTCTCCCCCCCTATACAAATACCTACTACAATATATATTTACCTATATTATATATATATATATTCTACTAACTAAATACGTTATGGTGATTTTTTGAAAATTTATTTTTATTTTTATTTTAGTGTATTTTACAACGATTATTGAAAAAAAACAAAAATTTATAAAAAACAGTGTATTACAGGTTTATGTGTAAATGAATATATACAAAATAAAATGATGTATTTTAGCCTATTTTTGTAATACAACCTTAAGCGTAAATTTGTAATACCGTATTACAAGATTACACGTAGTTTTGTAATACGTATATCAGCCGCTAGGCGTGGTTTTGTAATACACAAAATAGGCTAAAATACATCATTTTATTTTTTGCGATTTTTGTATTACGACGCTAGGCGCGATTTCATACATCAAGATTTTTCGATTTGACGACACTGGTCACGGTTGATACTATTGGTTTTGTTGTAGTTTTATTGTAGTTTTATAGTTTAAAATGGAGTAAATGAGAATGGATAAATATAGTGAGTATTGCAAAAAGCTGAATGATGAGTGTGACTGGATGGCCAGAAACTTTTTAAACGTGACTCATACTGATATGTCTATAAAATGGATTGATCACGATTATTATTTTAAAGGCGATAAAAGACAAAGGGATATATATTATATAAAGATAACAAGAAAAATGACAAAAGGGGAACAGTCATATAGCTTCGAATTTGGACAATCGCTTGCCAGTAGTTCCATTTATCCACTTGAAAGAAAAAAACCTACAGAATATGACATATTGGCTTGCTTAACGGCAACTGATCCAGGCCGTCATGAGGAGTTTTGTTGGAATTACGGATATGATGAGGACTCTATTCATGGCCTTGAGCTTTATGAACGTGTCTATGATGAATTCAAAAACTTGAGTAGGCTGTATAGTAGTGAAGAGTTGGCAATGCTAGATGAGATCCGGTAAAAATGCTAAAAATATCTAAAATCAATGGCCGAGGAATTATTGGAAAAATTGGAGGCCCTGTAATGGATAATTGTGCGCGCCTTGCACGATACATTGATCAAGGCGATGATAATGCGTTTGGTGAGTTAGTAAGCGCGTTCACGGGTTGCAATGACGCTGAATGGTACGTTGACAATGTTGCGAACATAGCCTACATATTGTCCGAAACGCTTGAGTATGCTGGAGCGCGGTTGTGTATCAGGGGTTCTGGTAGGGAAATATGCATTGATACGTACAACAAAAGCGTTAGCCCGGGCAAGGGTAGTGACCTAGTGTCTTTCGATTATACGCTAGACGGGCTTGGTATCGATGATTATTGTCGTGAACGCTATGAGGAAACAAGATAATGATAGTAGACATTACCGCAAACGGGTATATCTCTATTTTTGAGTATGAGGATAGATCAGATCAATTATTCAAAAGATTATACATTGATTACACGTTAACGGAAGCAAAAAAGTTATTTAAACAAGAATTCAAACAATTTAAAAAGGAATCCAAACAATGCTAAAAATATCTAAAATCAACGGCCGTGTATGGCTTAAAGTGTTTAATGAGACTGGCTTATTGTATAGCGACGGCGATTTTCAGTCAATTGGTGAAGCTATGGTTGTCGCGGCTTATTATTTAAATTAATTAATTAAAATAGGAGAAAAAACAAAATGAACATACAGACACGCGCTTATAACTTAAAGAATTTAAATTCCAGATTTAAATTCACCAAGAAAGACGTTGGCCAGACGCTTGAAGACCTTTACAACGCTACCGAGGATCCGGACTTACGCGACAAGCTGGCCTTGCTTTATTCAACAATGACACCAAAGACGCCCGTGAAAAACAACCCGTTGGCTTGGGTTGCAATTGCTACGGATCCAAAATGCGATCGCAATATGTTTGACAAAATGCTTGTTACTAGGGGCTACGCTATCGGTTGCGACGGCTATCGAATACATGCCTATAAATTGCCGGCCAGCCAAGCGGCTGATCTTGAGGGCCAGTGTATCGACGCTAACGGCAACATTTTAGATATCAAAAACAATATACCGGTTGATCACATGTTAAAAATGCTTATTGAAGATGAGTACCCGCTAACGGATACGTTTGATCTATCAAAATGTACCGTAGTGGCTGGGGGGTTACTAACTAAAACTTCCGTTGAAGACAATCAATTTTTTGATCTGGAATTGTTCGGCCAGAAGTGCCGGTTTAACAAAAAAATGATTGAACAAGCCTTTAATGGCCGGCAAGCTGTCAAGGTATGCACAACAAATGAATTTAACGGCCAGCAAGCAGTAAGGTTTATGTTAAGCGATACCGAGACAGCCGTTGTTATGCCGGTACGCATTCGGTAAATAGGGAGTCAACAAAAATGATAAACGAAAAAAGCACAAAGGATGAAGTTTTAGAAGCGGTGAAGCATAAGGGGTATGCGTTGGAGCATGCGAGTGAGGAATTGAAGGGTGATCGTGATGTTGTCATAGAAGCAGTGAAACAGGCTGGTTGGGCGTTGCGGTATGCGAGTGAGGAATTGAAGGGTGATCGTGATATAGTCATGGCAGCGGTGAAACAGGCTGGGCGTGCGTTGTGGTATGCGAGTGATGAATTGAAGGGTGATCGAGATGTGGTGTTGGCAGCGGTGAAGCGTAACGGCCTTTGGTTGCAGTATGCCAGCGAGGAATTGAAGGGTGATCGAGATGTGGTGTTGGCAGCGGTGAATGAAAATCCATATGCTTTTAATTATGCTAGTGATGAATTACAGGCCGATCCTGAGATAGTTGCCGCGGCTTATTATTTAAATTAATTAAAAAGGATAAAACAAAATGATAAATGAAAATAGCACAAAAAGTGAAGTATTGGCAGTAGTAAAGCAAAAGGGGTATGTGTTGTGTTATGCAAGTGAGGAATTGCGGAATAATCGGGATGTAGTGCTGGAAGCAATAAAGCAGTATGGGTATGCGTTGTACTATGCGTCTGAGAAATTGCGGGCTGATCGTGAATTTGTACTGGAAGCAGTAAAGCAGAATGGCTTGGCGTTGTATTACGCTAGTGATGTATTGAAAGCTGATCGGGATGTTGTTATGGAAGCAATAAAACAGGACGGGCGGGCATTGTATTATGCTAGTGATGTATTGCGGG